GTCCGAGTCCCATGTGGACTCCGCGAACCGTGCGGGATTCTTCGTCTGTGCTGTCAACGTCGTGCTTGGGTCCGAGTACGACCTCTGCCAGGTCAAGCCAGCGCTGCTTTTGCTCGCTGGTACTGAACCGGCGGTCGATCAAGTACGCCATGACGCGCTGGGCCACCTTGTGTGGAATCCAGTCCGTCGCAGCGGAAAGATCGGCCGAATAGAGGCTTACTCGGCTCTTTTGCTTCCCCTGGCGCTTTAGCGCCACGTCCTGGCCTCGGAGAAGGTCCCTCGTGAAGATGTTCCCCTTTAATGTGGGGAGTAGGAGCTGGGTCAGACGTCGTGCAGCCCACACCTCCCAAGCGGGGTGTAGGGTGACCAGTCTGATCTTGTCTCCCATCTCATGGAGGGCTTTCGCCTTGAGGCTTGTTGGAGCATTGAGACCGTGCTGTCTGAGTTCCAGACCGACTAGTGCTGGCTCTGGGGCGTCCCACGTTTCCGGAGGACCTTGGTCCTCGTCCGGTTGTGGCACGTGTTCCAGCATGCCGGCCATCTCGAGACTTAGTGCAATGTCGGTGAGCGAAGGAGGTGAGGGCTCTCCTTGGAGGGCCCCCATCTCGCAGGCGTGGTGGTAGGCTGACTTGATCACAGTCTGGTTTCGTTCGCGAGCCAGCTGTGGTTGATAAACCTGCTTCCACTTCCTTGTCAGTTCATCGGCGATGCACATAGAATCGAGGGTCGATTTGGAACCGAGCACGGGCCAGGGCATCTCTTTTTCCTTAGACACTGTGATCTTTGTCACCTTAAGTCTTCGGTCGAGAAGCCCTAGCCCTGTCTCGATGTTCTCCATGACGTTGGCGTTAGGTGGAGTGTTCCACCGTTCGCGCGCCTCAGCGGCTGCTTCGGCAGCACGCCGCTCATTCCGAGAGGGGGAGGAGACCCAGCCAACCGCGCGGGTAATGGTCGATGCCTGGAACAGCGCCTCGTGGCCGTGGGAGAGCTTAACGAGTCCTCTTCGGAGGACTCTTGCAATCCCTAGGCTATCTAGGTGTCTGTGAAGGGCGTCGGGCATGTCACCGTAAGTCGTGAGTGCTAGGCTCCTCCAGCCGTGTGCGAGTAGTTTGAGTGCGGGAGCCCCACGATGCACAAGTGCGGTGAGGAAAGAGAGAAATCTCTTGAGTCGCATTGCGTTGTGGGGATGCTTATTCCATCGTAAGCTTCCGTACGCCAGCTCAAAAGCACACAGCAGTTCAGACCAGTGCCTTTTGACCGTCGTTAGATGGTCCCTGTGGTTCCATTGCCACAGGAGGTGCGGGTCTGTTCTCCTTTCGGATTCGGAGAGGAGGGGGGGAGGGTGTGAAGATAATTTTTGGAGAGAGGCTACTGATTTAGCAAACCTCTCCAGAACCCGTCTAGCAGGGTGGCCATTGGCGACCCTGCTTAAGGCCGTTTTCAGGAACATTCGGAAACTTTCTGGGAAGTTTCCGTTCCGAGAAACGGTGCGGGTTAGGG